AAGTATATATATTATATAATCAATTTTAAAGGGCTTTTTAGCCACTTTATAAATAACTTAATACATTTATATATATTTACTTTTATTTACTCTAATTTATATATAAAAATGCTTTTTAAATGGAGTTATATATAACATCACTTATTTATTTATTATTATTCTTTTATATTCTGTATATATATAACTATATATACATATATATAATATAAATGCATCGTATAACTTATTTTTAATACATTTTAAGCCGTTTTATATCTGTTTATGTATATTTATATTATTTTTATTTTTATTCTTCTATATACTACTTTAAAATAACTATAAAAGAACATATATAAATATATATATATTATATTAGTCTAGTATATATATAAATATATTATATTATTAGTACTTTTTTAATTCATACCTTTTTGGTAGGGTATAACATAAAAAATAATATTTTTTTATCTGTAAAATAATGATGTATTTTACTTTTTTTTATTCATTTTTTTACTTGTGATATTGTAAGAATAACAAAAGTAAACATCTGTAAACTTTACACCATAACACCACCCCACCCCCTATATAGAAATACAAAATCAATTGGTTACTCCCTTCCTCAACCCTAACAAAAAAATTACGGAGTAGCATTTGTCAACACAAATTATATATGATATTATAAAAATATAAAGGAGAGTAGATTATGAGTTTCAGAAGTACATTGTACAAAGATAAAAAGAAGTATGTAGAAGCGAGAGAGAGATGGAAGAAAGGGTATAGATTAAGAACAGGTGGGTTCAAATGGAGAACAAGATGGAGTGAAGAAGATATAAAGCGAGTAATGGAGCATAATATACCTGATAGGGAGTTAAGTAAGGAGATATGTCATAGTGTAAGTTCAATACATAGGAAAAGATGGGAAATAAAGAGAAATAGTAGGAATTTGACATAAAAAGAGTAGTATGATATATTGTAATTGCTATGGCATAGGTACATAGCGTAGGGTTAGTTTTCATATTCTCAATGGTGGAAGAAGTAGTGAAATGCTACTTTTTCTTTTTTTACAAATATATGTATTGACAGTAATAAATAATAGTGATATATTGTAAGTACATTAGGAACACTAATGTGTGCTATTTGAAAATTTAATAGGTAGTGTTGAGAGATATGTTTAATTCTTTTAAAAAAACAAATAAACCACAAACCCCTTTTATATTCTTTATAATTAAGTTTCCCCAAACTTTAGATTAATAATTGTAAATAGTTAAAGATATTATTCATAGAAATCACTTGCATATCTCTCAACAGTGCTTATTAGATTATGCTTATTTACCTGTATGGGAATAAGAAAAGCACTAGTTCAGAGATTAGTGTCGTATTGATGCTAGTCCTATCGAGGTTTTGATAAGTGTACCGTAACACTTACCTAGTTGGCGTTACCTGTTATTCTTTAATAGGTAGCATAGAGTAGATAATAAAATAAGAGTGGGCATTAAGGTTTTTATTTAGATATTTTACTAGATACTAAATAGATGCCTGTACAGTAGAGAAGTTGTAAGGAACAATCAACAAACCTTTTATCTATTCTATGGTGCTTATTAAGTATAAACTATATGAGGAGCAAAAACTCCTGACCTTAAAGTGTATAGTGATTATCGAATAGGTACTACGAAATTGCAATCGTTTAACTTGCAAGGTTTTTTCATACGCTATCTAACGAGGTTTGTCTTATCGGTAGCGTAGAGTAGATATATAAAATAGTTGTGGTAAAGAGTAAAAATTGTGGTCTTATACATCTCAAAGTATAAAGGGTACAAGTAATTCCTCAAAGGTAGTAGTTAATATTAGTTGCAAATGATATTAGCATTAAAACTCTTATATCTATTCTACGGTGCTTATAAGGCACAAATATATCTGATAATCATAAGTGTTATACAGATACTACACCTCCTTCAAATTGGTTTAAGGTTTTCGCTCCTTAAAAATTTAGTCGTTTCTAAATTTCCTTAAACGAATGAAGTAAGTAAAAAGAGAATTATTCATTCTCTTTTTTTGTTATCTCAATTTCACATCTAGGATTTTCTTTATCATAATACACTCTTGAACCATCGTGGCTTTCAACTATAGTATAATTGTCATCTTCAAGTACTTTGTAATGTACTAACATATCAGTAGATGCTTCTAATAGGTTATTTAAGTCACATTTTCGTCTTGTAGGCATATAATATGTACATTTTACATTAACAGGGTAATTTATAGGTTCTTTTAAGTGTGGTATGTATGCTCCACAATCCTTTTCGTACTGTTTGTATAGTTTAGAAGGCATTATTATAGGTCTTCCACGAACAATTACTATCTGTTGACTATTTTTTTTAGTTCTAGGAGCAACAGGTATTACTATTTTTATACTTTCCATTCTTATCACCTATATAAATTATAACTTATTTGTTTTTTGATGTCTAATATGGTATTTTTAATGAAAAGAAGGTATAAATATGACAAAAAAAGAAGATTTAATTAATTTTGATGCAAAAATCAAAGAAAATGAGGCAGATATTAAGAAATATGTAGTAAAACATACCTGCCAAAAGTATTATAAAGGCGAAGTTACAGAAGAATTTGTAGAAGTTAATCCAATTATTATAACTAATACATTTTTTAAGCCAATAGTACCATTTAATACTAATCCTGTATATAATTCCTACCAAATAGGTAGGATTTACGAATACTATCAAGAATTATTGACTATGATTAATAATGAAATAGGGGCTTTTCCATCATCTTTAACACTATTTTGTAGATTTATAGGCGTTACATTGAATGATTTTAAAGATTTGCGTAATAGTGATGATGAAAGTATGCGTATAGTAGTTCAAAAGATAATAGATGATGTAGATGAAAGTAATATTACTATGGCTCAAACAGGTAGTGTTCAAGAAAGAAGCACTTTATTTAAGTTAAAAGCACAAAATGAAATGGTAGAAAAGACTACTCCTAAAGTAACTGTTAATGTAAAAGCAAATATAGATGATAATAGAATTAAAGGTAATATATTAGAATATCAAGAATTTTTAGGAAAGAAGGACTAATATATGAATTATGGCGAATATATAGACCAATATTTAACTATATTTGAGAATAATTACACTAAAAGAACTCCAAAAGAGAAAAGAATACCTCTAAATAAGGCATTAGAGATGATTTCAGACCTAAATAATATGTTCGAGGAGTATTTTAAGGAACAACCTAATAAAGCATCTGATATTAGCGTTAAACGCTATATTCCATTATTAGACTTAATGTTAAAAATAGATAAGCCACACGCTCAAGATTATGAAAAATACTTACATACTGCTTATAAAATAGCATCAAGAACAAGTTTAGAACATTATTTTATATATCGTGAGTGGGGAGAAAGAAAAGAAGATAAGTTTTTTGCTCCTAGATTTGAAATAATGCGTGGTTATATACATTATTTACAAGAAATAGTTACTAATCCTAATTTTAAGCAATTAATAGTAATGATGCCTTCAGGTTATGGTAAAACATACCCTGAAAAAGTTAGTGAAGCGTGGGCTTTTGGATTAGACCCTACAGGAACAGTATTAGCATTATGTTCAAATGAAGATGTTGTTAAGGGTGGTTCTAGTACTGTTAGAAATGAAATGAAATCTGAATGGTTTGGTGAAGTATTCCCTGAAATGAAGTATTCGCCTGAAGATAAAGAGTATTTCTTAAAAGAAACAGATGGCAATTGGAAATTAAGGGATTGTAAATTAGGCAGTAGTTATATAGCATCTACTGTTAAATCCAATGTAGTCGGAGTAAGAGCAAGTCAAAGAATACATATAGATGACTTATACCCTTCATATATTGAAGCGATGTCACAAAAAACTAACGAAGAATACTACAACAAGTTTACTACTGTATGGAGAAAGCGTTTTGTACAAAATAAAACTCCAAAAATAGTAATAAGTGGTACATTATGGGCAAGTGGCGATTTTATTAGTCAAATTGTAAACGAAGTTACAACACAATATAAGTTTAAGCCACATAGCAAGTATAAATATACATATATAAATGAAGATGAAAGTATAGCAATATGTAGAGTTCCTGCATTAGACTATCAAACAGGTAGAAGTACTTGTCCTGAATTAAGAACAACCCTTGAAATAGAAGAAGAAATGCGTAAAATACCTGATTATCTATTTCAAACAAACTTCCAACAAAAACCTGTTGACCCTGAAAGTATGATGTTTTCTTGGGGCAGATTACAAACATATGATAAATTGCCTAGAATAACTTATGAAGGCACATATGCCGTAATAGATGCAAATAGACGAAGTGGTCGAGATTTCTTCTCAATGCCTATTTTTCAAAGAGATGATGATGAAAATGGTACTGATTTTTACTATTTAAAGGATTGTATTTATACACAAACGGCTACAAAAGACCTTTATGAAGATATTTGCAGGAAAATTAATGAACATCATATAACATTACTGATTATAGAAAGTAATGTTTCAAGTGAATTATCACAGAATTTGACAGAAATGTTGCATAATTATGGCATTTATTACTGTGATATTAGAGAAAAATACAATACTGCAGTAAAAGAGGCAAGAATTGTTGACCAATCTTACAATATTTTGAAAAGATTGTACTTTCCTAGTCAAAATAATGTATCAATTCAAACAGATATTGGTATGTTTATGAATGAATTAACAACTTATAATACAAATGGTCGTAATGAACACGATGATGCAACCGATAGTTGTGCATTCTTTACAAGAGAAATTGTAGAAAAATTTAGTATGAATGCTACAATAAGCATTTTTAAGCGACCTTTTTAATAAAAAAAGTCAATTTTCTATTGACTTTTTTATTTTCACTTGTTTGACATTTAATTTACATTATGATATTTATATTGTGAAAAAACATATTATCGGTGGTGATTTAATGAAAACTTATGGTAGAACAACCATACTTGCAAATATAACAGAAAAAGAATTACTTTCAAAGAGTAGAGATGAATTAGATAAAACAATTATAGACATATTACTTAATTCTAAAGGAATACACGATAATAACAGAGCAGAAACATTATATTTAAAAGGGTATTATTATGGCGACCAAGATATTAAATTCAAAGAAAAACATACAAGAGATGAGATAAATAATAAAATTGTAGAAAATTGGGCTTATGCTTTTGTAGATTTTAAAAAATCTTTATTATTAGGTAAGCCAATTCGTTATGTACAAATAGATGATGATGATAGTCAAGAAGTATCTACATTAAATAAATATGTTATTTATGAAGGTAAAACTACTAAAGACCAAGAAATATATGAAGATATGTTAGTATGTGGTCGTGGTTATAGATATATAAATAAAGATGCATCTTTTGTTAGTGAAGATGACCAAGCCCCATTTGAATTAATAAACTGTCCTGTAGAAGATACAGAAGTAGTTTATTCAAGTAAATTAGGCAACGAACAATTATTTGAATATATAGTTACTGATATGGAACAATTAATTCCTGCTCAAAATGATAAAGGTGAAACAATATATGACGAAGACGGAAAAGTAATATATGTTACATCTCCTTATCAAGAATATACAGTTTATTTAAGAAATCAAACCATTACATATAATGATAAGTCAGGAACTCTTGAAAGAATAGGAGAACCTATACCATTATTAATGGGTGAACATATAATTCAAGAATATTATTTAAATCGTAAAAGAATTTCATTGATTGAAATTGGAAAAGATTTATTTGATAATATTAATGAGGTAGAAAGTTTAGATAAAGATGACCTAGAACAATTTGTTAATTCGATATTAGTATTTACTAATGCTAGAGTTAATGAAGAAGATTTAGAAGAAATTAAGAGATTAGGTGCTTTATCAATAGCATCTACTGAAGGTCAAAAAGCAAGTGTAGATTTACTAGAACAAAGATTAAATAGTAATGATACACAAACAATGTATAACAGATTACTTGATGCTTTACATATGATACTTGGAATACCTAGAGCAAATGAAAACGGTGAGTTATCTACAGGAGATACAGGAAAAGCCAAAGCAACAGGTCAAGGATTTACAAGTTCAACAATCAGAATTCAAAACGATGAAAATATGATTAAAGATTGCGATAAGAAAGTATTAAGAGTTATATTAAAAATATGTAAGGGTGTATCTAATAGTGCAATAAAGAATTTACAAGTTAGTCAATTAGATAACAACTTACAAATAGACCAAAGAGATAATCTACTTGTTAAGACACAAGGATTAATGAATTTATATGCTTGTGATATTCCTAGAGAAACTGCAAATAGTATAGTTAACCTATTCAATGATGCTCACGCCGTTAGTATGGAACAAGAAAGATTATTCGGAAAACAAGTAAGTAAAATGAGTGTTGCAAGTACAGATAAAACAAGTGATGCAAACAAAGCAAATGAACAAAATAATAAAATAACAAAAGCCGAAGAAAGCGATAGTCAAGACCAATAACTTGACTATCTTATATCGAGTTTTTAGGTATTAATGAAACTGCAAATGTTTCAAACTCGACCTAATTTATTCTCTTGGTTTGGTAGAACCGTAAAAACTACTGTAAGGAAAGAGAGTGAGATAATGAAGACAATATGGAAAGATGTTCCTGATTACGAAGGTTTATATCAAGTGTCCAACTATGGAGAAGTAATGAGATTAAGAAGTTACGATAGTAGAGGTCATTTGAGAAATTCTCGAATAATTAGACAAACAAAAGATGCAGATGGTTATATGGTTGTTGGACTACATAAAGATGGAAAAGAAAAAAAATATTTAGTACATCGTTTAGTAGCATTAACATTTTTGAATAATCCATATAATTATACTGAAGTAAACCATATTGACGAAATTAAAACTAATAATATTGTTTCTAATCTCGAATGGTGTTCTCATAAATATAATGTAAATTATGGAACTTGCCAAACAAGGAGAGTGAACTCTTGGCGTAAAAGCAAGATAAAGGAGATGATATTATGCGTAGAGAGGAATTATTAGAGAAAGGTTATACTGAAGAACAAGTAACCGACTTACTTAACACATTTCATAGTGTAAACAATGAAGTTAAGAAAGAAAACGAAAGTTTAAGAAAGGCACTTGAAAGCAAAAATGCTTTAGAAGAACAAAACAAAACTTTACAAAGTCAATTAGATGCTATCAATGAAGCAAACTTAACTGAACAAGAAAAGATTGCTAAAGAAAGAGAAGAAGCAGACAAGTATTTATCTAATGCAAAGAAGATAAATAATACTGCTAAAGCAAGAGAAATACTTGCAGGATTAGACATTGATGATGCTTTAATTGCTACTTTAGTAAGTGATGACGAACAATCAACTATCAATAATGCTAACTTATTAAAAAATAAGATAAATAGTGTTAGAGATTTTGCTATTACATCAACTAAAGAACAACTTGCTAATTTAGATGTAAAACCAAATCCTACTAATGTCGCTCAAGAAGACAAAGGAATGACTTTAGATAAACTTAATTCAATGTCATTGACAGACCAATTAATGTTTAAAAGAGAAAATCCTGATGTTTATGCCGAATTAATGAAATAAAAAAGGAAGGAAGATAAAATATGGCAAAAGTAATTAATAGTGATGCTTCAAAATCATTAGAATTTTACTATGATGAAGAAATTTTTGACAAGGTTTATACTACTGAACCTGACCCAACTACAATGGTATTATTAGAAAGTGGTGCAGTTGTAGAAGATGGTGAAATTGCTAGATTAATAGCAGATGGTGGTAACTTCTTCACTAGACCATTCTATAAAACATTAGAAGGTGACGAAGTTAATTATGATGGTGTAACAAACATCACAACTGACGCAAACGACAGTGGAGTTTACAGTGGCGTTGTATATGGTAGAGCAAAAGGTTGGAAAGCAATCGATTTCGTTGCAGATTTCTCAACTGCAGACCCTATGAGAGCAATCTTAAATCAAATTCAAAAATGGAAATCTAAAAAGATGCAAACTAGATTAATTGGTATCTTAAATGCAGTTTTAGGAATTACAGGTTCAGGTGCTACTGCTTCTTGGGAAAACCATAAGAAAGACATTTGTTCTGAAACTACTACTATAACTGATGATAACAAGATTTCATTAACTACATTAAGAAAGTTAACTAGAGAAGCAAATGGCGACCAAGCAAATAATTATGCTTTAGCAATTATGCACTCTGAAGTTGCTAGTAGATTAGAAGAATTACAAATAATGAACTTCTATAGATACAACAAAGACGGAATTGAATATGATGTTAATGTTGGTAGAAGTGGTAACTTAATGGTATTAGTTACTGATGAAGTTCCTGCAGTTGTAAATGCTGATACTAATGCTACTGAATATACTACTTACATTTTAGGTAGAGGTGCTATTGGTTCTGCTAACGCTCCTGTTGCAAGACCAACTGAAATTAGCCGTGACCCTGCTACTCAAGGTGGTATGACTATGCTTTATACAAGATATAGACATTGTTTCCACCCATATGGTTTCACATTTGGAATGGAAAATTTACCTACATCTCCAACTGATGTACAATTATCTACATCTGCAAATTGGTCAATTGTATTCGACCCTAAAACTATTTATATTGCAAGTTTAAAATCTAACGGTTAGGAGTGATTTAAATGTTTGTAATTCAAAGTGGTTATGCTTACACAGTAAGTGGAACAACAGGTTACAAAATTAGTTTTGATGTAGATGGTAAAATGGTAGTTGATACAACTTCTACTATTTCAATAACTACTCAAGAATTACTTACTTATGAAGAAATGTTCAAAAAAATGAACTTCAAAGCAAGTATTCAAGAATTAAGAAAACAATATATTGCAAGTAATGCTTCTTCAAACGACATTTCATATTTAGTTGATAAAGTTTATACTGCTTTTGATGATGAAGAATTATCTAACAAAATGGGTGATATTGTTTACGACACAGTTGTAAAGATTGAAAACTTTTTAGATGATTGTGTAATCTCATTTGACAAAAATGGTGGAACAGGAACTATGGCAGATGTTAGAAAAGAAGTAGGCGATAAATATAAATTACCTGATAGCACTTTCACTGCTCCTGAAGGAAAAGAATTTAGTAAGTGGCTAATTGGAGAAGATGAGTATGATGTTGGTGATGAAATCACTGTAACTGCTAACGCTACAATTAAAGCAACTTATGTAGATGAAACTCCTGCCGAAAGTGGTACTGAATAATTAAAGAAAGATGGTGTTTTATGTATCTAATTTTAGATAATAAACCATATGCATTAAGAAATAATAAAGTCTATGAAGTTAAGTTCGGCGACAGAGGAACTATAGCAATAGGCAAAGAAGTAGATAAAGAAATTAAAGGAAAAACTTATACATATGATGAAATATATAGAAAGTTTAATTTAAGGTCTTTATTACAATCTAAAAACGAACCTACTAAAGATTTAGTAGATGAGTTAAATAAACAAATAGAAACTTTAACTAAAGAAAATACTGAATTAAAGAAACAACTTGAAGAACTTAATAAAAAAGAAGAACAAGTTATTGAGGAAGTAGTTGAAGAAGTTGAAGTTAAAGAAACAAATAAAAAAAACAAATAGTATAAGAGAGAGGGAATAACTATGACACAAGAAGAATTAGCAATTCAATTACCTGCATTAAAGTTAAGAATACCTTATGATGAGGCATACTTTACTGATAATACAGAATATGAACAAGTATTAACAGATTTGCTTAATACAAGTAAATCAATATTATTCGACAAGTTATTTCCTTTTGACGATACTGTCGAATATTTAGTACCTGCAAGAAGGTACGAATGGCAATTAAGATGTTGTGTTGAATTATTTAATTTAGCAGATAAGGCAGGAACAACAAGTTATTCTGAAAATGATATATCTTGGACTAAAATTAGTGATGGCTTATCAAGACATCTTATGAACCAATTAATATCAAGAGTAGGTGTACCTAGTAGAGTAAAAGACGAAGAAGATGAACCTGAAGAAGAAGTAATCGAAGAACCTACTGAAGATGGAGAGTGATTTATATGTATAATGTAAATCCACAACATATTCACAAAGTCAAAACAAGAGTTTATATTGGTGGAAAAACCACATCTACAATAGATGACGATGAAAATGAAATCGTACAATATGAACAACCCGTAAAGTATTATTTTAATATACAACCTGTTAAAGATACTTTAGAGAGAAGAACTTATGGTAATGTAGATACTGAAACATTAGTTGCAGTAATTCCACAAAAGTATAAGTACAAAGACACATTTTACGAAGGTGATAGTGCTTATATAGGCATTGAACCTGAAGACAATGAACCAAATTATCATATTAGTGGTATAAGACCACAAAACGCAGGTATTAGAATATATTTTGTCAAAGATAATGACTAGGAAGGAGAACTTGTTATGATTAAAATGAAAACAATAAATGTTGACGGTGTAGAAATAATCAAAGAAGTTGAAGAAAGTCTATATTCTCAATATTTAAAAATGGGTTGGGAAGAAGTTAAAGAAGAAAAAAAGTCTATAAACTTATCTAAAACTAAAGAACAACCTAAAGAAAAAGAAGAAAAATTAGATGGCAAAGACATATAGTTATGAATTATCAATAGATGATTTAACTAGATTTCAAAAAGATTTAGAAAGAATACCAAAAATACTAGAAAGCAAGAAGTTTAAAGAGTATATTGGAGAAAGATTAAAAGAAGCATTAAAGTTTATTCAAAGAAGTTTACTAACAACAGTTAATACTGATTTAGCAGAACAAATGAGTAATTATATGAATAGTAATCATTTAGAAATAGATGGAGATATTGTTTATATATACAATGATGCAGTTATAGATATTTCTAAAAAATATATGAAACCTACTGCTAAAATCAAATACCCTGCTCAATTAAGTCTTGCAAAGATTGTTGAATATGGTATTGGTTATACAGGTTTAAAGAATACTAAACATCAAGAAGAAGTTGAAGATTGGACATATGATATGAACAATCACGGTTACAGAGGTTGGTATTATACTGACGTTGATGGTAGTAGGCATTGGACTAACGGTTATGAAGGTAGAATGATATTCTATCATTTGAAAGAATATGTTAAATTAAATATTGAACAATGGATTATAGACTATATGAATAAAGAAATGTAGATTGTGAAGTGATATTATGATAAGACCTGATATTGAAACTCAACTATTGAGAGAATATAAAGAATTTATTGCTAGTAATTCTATTTTTGGCGATAAAGTGAAAATCTTACCTAGTACGCCACAATCTTTTTCAGTTTACCCAACTATAGTATTCTCCGAAACATCTAATACTGATTACATTATGGGAAAAACTCTTGATAGAATTGAAACAGTAGATAACTTATTATATCAAGTCGATATTTATACAAAAGACATCAAAAAAGATGGTCAAACATATGCAGGTCGAACTGTTATAAATGAATTAAAAGATTTGACATTTAAGTTTTTTAATGATATAGGTTTTATTAGAGAAAATGCAACTAGAGGAGAATACATCGATGTTACTGTTTACAGATACACAATTGTGTTTAGTGGCAGAATAAACAATTGGAATATGATAATAACTCAATAAATAAGAGAGGAAGAAAATAAATATGGAAAGA